GTAGAATACTTGCTAATTCAAGTTGGGTAAACGAGCATATCTATATGCCTTTTAATTGGCAACACAAATACCCTGACTTTTATAAGCATATAAAAAACTTTATGAGAAAAGGTAAGAACTTACACGTCGATGGTGCTGATGTATTAACAGCAATAGCAGAACAAATAAACAATAAACCAAAGATAATGGTAAGTAATTCAAGAATAATGTAGGAGGAGTATACAATGATAGATTTAAGACAAGGCGATTGTTTGGAGTTGATGAAAGATATTCCAGATAAAAGTATAGATATGATACTATGCGATTTACCCTATGGAACTACTGCTTGTAAATGGGATGTAATAATACCTTTTAAACCATTATGGGAACAATATAATAGAATTATAAAAGATGATGGGGCTATCGTGTTGTTTGGAAGTGAACCTTTTTCTAGTCAATTAAGAATGAGTAATTTATCAATGTTCAGATATGACTGGATATGGGAAAAAGAACAAGGTGCAAATTTCATGTTGTGCAAATATCAGCCATATAAAGTTCATGAAATTATATTGGTATTCAGTAAAAAAAGATGCTTGTACAATCCTCAAATGGCAAAAGGCAAGCCATATATATCAGGAAAAGGAACATCGGGTGATATTACTGGGAATGTTGTAAAAGTGCAGAAAAAAAACACAGGTACAAGATACCCAAGAAGCGTTCAAAGATTCAATACAGATAAAAGCAAAGGAAGTTTTCACCCAACACAAAAACCAGTTGCATTATTAGAATATCTAATTAAAACATATACAAATGAAAAAGATTTAGTTTTAGATAATTGTATGGGGAAGTGGTTCGACAGGGGTTGCCTGTGTAAATACTAATAGAAAATTTATTGGTATGGAGTTAGATGGACACTATTTTGAAATAGCAAAAGAAAGAATAAAAGAGTTAAAAAATACATAGAAAGGAAGATATAATGATACAAGTAAATAAAGACTTCTTAAAAAACGAGAACTATATCAAAACAGTTATTGAAAAAGCAAAAAAAGAAATGGCAAAAAAGCAAAGAAGATATAATCGTTATACAAGAAGCGAGAAAAAGAAAGATATAGACATAGCAATAGAATATTATGCAACTACAATAGCAACAGGTTATTTTGGAGGTATTGCTCCTGAAATGACTATTAAACAAGAAACAAATAAAAAGAAAATATCTATTTTAAAGAAACTGTTTAATAAATTAGTAGGGCAAAATGCAGATAAAGAGGAATTTCAAATACTAATAGATTACATAAGAGAATATAATGATGATCCGACTGTATTTTATAATTTAGTCAAAGACTACTTCATTACAGGCAGCTGTTATGCTTTGCAATATGAAAATAACGATAACAAAATGATATATGCAGAAGTAAAGGCAACTAACACAGTAGCATTATACGACTATTCTACGCCAATTCAAAAAGTAGGAATAATGAGAATATGGACCGAACAAGATGAAACGGGCAAAGATATTGAAATGATTAACATAATCACAGATACAGAAAAGTTATATTATAAGAACGATATTAAACAACCGAAAGAGTACAAACTAGATATAGATATGACAGAAGATGTAGATTGGTTATTAGTTCCAGCATTTGCAATAGAAAATCCCGATGGGCTTTGTATCTTTAGTGTAGTAGAAAGTTTAATAGACGCTTTAGAAACAATAATAAGTAATAATAAAGAAACATTTGAACAAAATGCCGATGCGAAGTTAATCGCAATAGGTTACAGCCCTGAAAATGAAATGTTTATTGAAGATGAAGAAGGCAACACAATAATTAATCCGTTAAGAATAAAAGAAGATAACGCAGTATTACAGGCAAAAATGCTTTATGTAAGTGGAGATAAAGACAATAGGGGCGATTTTAAATGGCTATTGAAAGAACTTAATGATACAGCAAGCGAAAATCATAAGAAAACCTTAATAGAGTTTATATTTATGATTATGTGCGTACCTAACTTAACAGATACAGGCTTTACGAATGCAGAAAACAGTTCTGCACTAGAAAAAAAGTTTTTCTCATTAGAGCAATTGATAATTCAAACAGAGAAACTATTTAAAAAAGAATATCTAGCAATGTTTGAGAACTTTGTTGATAGAATTAACACAAAATATTCAACAAACTTTGATTTTAGTGAAATAAACATAACATTTAAGAGAAACCTACCAACTAATAAACAAGAAGTTGTTAATATGTGGAAATCATTGAGAGGTATTGTTTCAGATGAAACGGTTATAGAAAACTTGCCTTTTGACATAGACACCGAAACGGAATTAGCAAAAATAAAAGAACAAAGCGATGAAAACATTATGAAATTTCAAACCCAATCTAAAGTAGGTGATGAGAATGTGGGAAGAGATACAAAAGAAACAGATAAATTACCTAAAGGATTACAAGAAAAAACAGAGATTAACGATTGATGAACTACAAGATGTAGTAGATAGTAATAAATTAAGCATTGATGAACTCTATGATATAGCAGATGCTAACAAGATAAATAAGTTCAAACGAAAAATAACAAGTACTTTAGATGAAATAAAGAATGTAGATAATAACATTTTAGACAATAGTTATGTTGAATTTTTGGCGAATAGTTATTTAAGTAAAAGCAGAATAACTAACAAAGATATATTACTATTCTTAATCATGCTAGAATACCTTAAATTAGCCATCAAATTAAACGATTTAGAGTTGTTTAGGGAGATAGTATCAATAGCATACAAACACGCTGAAAACGAGTGTAAAACGGTGCTAGGAGAGGCTAAAGAAATAAGACCAATAAATGTACTTAATTTATGGCTTATGACAATGCCAAATCATTTAGGTAGCATCTGGAGCGATTATATTCAAAATGAGATAAATTATAACGCTAATCAGTTGTTTAAACAAATAATGATAGACATATCACAAAATAACGATATTGATTTAAATAATGATATTTATAAAAAGATATTTGATAAGCAACAAAGAACTCACTTAAATATTAATGAAGATAAATATAGTGGTGGAGTAGATGCTCAATCAGTATTTATTGCTAATCAAACTATTTTAGAAGTCGGCAAAGACTATGGAATGGAAAAAGTAATGTTTATATCAGATTTATGTGGCAATGTAACAAAGATGTGTAAGAATATGCACAAAATGGTATTTAACTTAAAAGGACAAAATGTATTCGACAGATGGTATGGAGATAGTGTTAAAGACTTAAAAGAAGTTATAGTTGATATAGATGGTTTAGTATTAGGTATTAATCAACCACCAATTACAGGACATTTTCATTGGTGTCATAGTACTCTTACATATCAAATAGATGAGGACTTAGTAGATGAAACAAGCAAGAAATTGCTTGAAATGAATAAAACAGCCAACGAGCAGTACGAAAGATATAAAAAGTATTTTGGAGATGAAATACCGAGTTTAAAAGAGTTTATTGAAATAAGAAGAAACAATCCTAAAGAGTGGGAAAGGTTAAAGAAAGAATATTTTAATAAGCGAAGAGAATACAAAGGTTAATTAAGACAAGTAATTGTCTTTTTTATATGTCCGAGCATTAAGACATTAAAAGAAATGTAAATATTGGTGCGGTCTACCGAAAAAGACTAATTGGTTTTATCGACCGAAAAAGATAAGGAGGATATCATGGAAAAAGATATCAAAGAATTGGATACTACTACCGAAACAGTAGAAAACAATGTTAATACTGAAGCAAATGTAGAATTTAAAGAAGAAAAGAAAACTGAAAAACTTTATACAAGAGCAGAAGTTGAAAGCATTAAAAAGGCTGAAAGGGAAATTATCTTAAAAGAACAAGAAGCAAAAAGAACTGAAGCCGAAAAACTAGCGAAGATGGATGCAGAAGAAAAACATAAGTACGAGTTAGAAAAAGCAAATAAAGAGCGAGAAGATGCTCTAGCTAAACTAAATGCTTATGAACTAAAAGAAGAAGCGATCAAAATTGCTAGTGCAAAGGAGTTACCTATTTCTTTACTATCAGTTATTGATTACACAAAAGAAAATGCTGAAAGTATTAAGACTAAAATTGATGAAATTGAAGTTGTGTACAAGCAAGCAATTCAAAATGGAATTAATGACAGAATGAAAGAAAAGACTCCAAAAACAGTTGTAGATACAACAACTAAAACAAATGTATCAAGAGCCAGTTATTAATTAAATAACAAAGAAAGAAGGAGAGATTATAAATGGCAGTATTATCAGAGTTCGTGTTAGAGCACGGAAAAGAAACAAATGACGCATTAGCAACTGTACTTAATGGAGTAGTTGAGAATGTTCAAACAAGAGCAGTATCTGAAGTATTAAAAAACAAAAACGGTTCAGGAAATCCTGAAGGCGGAGTTATTGAATACAAAAGATTTGCAAATGCAGTACTAAAAGATAAAGGAACAGCAAGAACAAATACAGCAGGAGATAAAGTAGTATCTAAACCTGTATTAGTTGAATTAAGTGATGACAAAGAAATAGTTGAAGAATTACAATTTAAAGATGTTAAATTATTTGGTATTGAGGGGATGGCTGAAAAAAGAGCAGCAAACTTTGCAAACAGAGTTGCAGCATACTTAGACAGAGCATTCTTTGGCGAAGCGGTTAACGCAGGAACTAAATTTACTAGAGGAACATTAACAACAGCAAAAGACATAGTTGATGCAATGATCGTTCAAGCAAAATCAGTATCAAGTGATTTCATTGATGGAATTGACAGTGAAGATTTAGCATTAGTATTATCACCAACATATACAAAAGGATTAAAGAACGCATTAGATGCACTTCCAAACGGAACAGTAGCAAGTAATGGAGCAATTGGAAGATATGATGGAATTGATACTTATGAATCAAACAGATTAGGCACAGGAGTTCAAGCAGTAGTTATGTTAAAAGGAGCAATCGCTCAACCATATTTACTAAGTGAATATTATGCAGAAAAAGTTAATTTAGATGATTCAATCGCACTTCAAAATTTCTTATATACAGGTGTAGAAGCATTATCGCCAGAAG